ACGACGTGTTCAGTTGGTTCGCCGACGAGGGCTATACGGTGGACGACAATTACTTCTCGAGCACCGTCCAGCTTCAGGACTTCGATCGGAGCAACCGCGCCGTCGTTGTTTCTCAAGCTATGCGTGATAGAGTTCGAGTTGCCTATGACCCGACGCGTTTGATCGAATTGAGAGAGCGCGCTTTCGCAGAGACGACAGTGGATCAGCAAGTCACGAACTTGCTCTAGGAGAGGTACACACTCATGGAACGTAAGGTCAATATCCAAGACTGGCAGAAGGTTACGGTCGAGGACTTCAACAACTTCGGCTTGTTCCCGCGCTACTCGTTCGACCATATCGTCGGCGATGTTCTGATCCCTGCCATGGCCTTCACGGGCTTCACGACAGTGCAGACCGCTCCGGCTGTGGTGACGGTTGGCAACGGAAGACTTTATCACGCAGGTCATGTGTTCTACAACGACAACGAAGGCGGCTCGTCGATTGATCTGCTCGGCGTGCTGCCGGTGGTCACGCGGCGTTATGTCGGCATCGTTGTCTGGGGCCAAGAAATCGAAACGGATACCGAACCGCGAACATTCTTAACTGATCCGGTAACACGCGCGACCGTGGCTCGTGTTGTTTCAACGGAGAACCGACGGTGGGCCAACGTCTCATCGGTGGTCGGTGCAGAAGGTCCAGATCCGCAGCCGCCGACAGTGGCGTCGAATGTGCTGGCAGTGGCGTGGATATTGCTCGACTCTACCGGGATCATCTCGATCACGATGGTCGAGGAAAACCGCGCGCCGAACCTTGCTGACCTCGATGCCAGGATGAACGAGAACGATGCGTGGCGTCTTCGCACTGCATCGCGGCTTGACACCTTGGCCACCGACATCGCGGCGTTGCAGTCTCGCTTGAACGGTACGGCGACAATGCGCTTTGTGATGAAGATAGCTGCCGATGTTGCGCGGGTCAAAGAGAAGACTGGTCTGCCGGATAACTATACATTCTGGGGCGCCGATCACTTCCTGACTGATGACGAGTCTGACAAGACGCACATTGATTATCTCGCCAAGGTGGAAGAGGGTATCAGGTTCCCCTTCGCTGCGCAGCGCGACTCGCAGATGGGTTTGCTCAACCCGATGGACCCGGCGGTGTTCAACCAAGCGAACTTCGTTCTGCCTGCTTATGATCAGGTGTCGCGGCTTGAGGTCCTTGGGCAGGACAGTGAAATCTCGATATCACAGTATCAGTTCCAGACTATCTCGTGGGAACTTTGCACCAAGACCCGCACGCGCATCCGGTGGGGTTGCGCCTTCTACGTCTGCCAGAACGGGACTTGGTGGTGGGCACCAAGCGGACGTGACTGGATCACGTCGATTCAATCTCCAGGCAACGACGGTGGCATCGGTGGCTATACCGGCATGTCACCGAATACCGACCTGATCTACGACCCGATCAGAAATATCCTAACTCGAGGTGCGGAGACGTTCCAGATCTTGGATGTGCAGGACAATCCCGGCCATACCATTGTTCGGCTGGTGCAGTTCTGGGTTGACGAGATCGTTGACTCATATTACTGGCGACAAATCGTCACTGTCGAAGGACTGAGTGGATCGGTCATCGCACAGACCTTCCTCAACTCACAGGGCGGCTGGCTCACATCAGTCGACCTGTTCTTCACACGTATTGCCACGACTGGCGACGTTCACGTGATGATCTGCGAGTGCAACAACGTCGGCGCGCCGGACTATCAGCGGGTGATCGGCCGCTCGACTATCGCACCGGGATACATGCGCACGCCGCCGAACCACACTCGCGTCGAATTTCTTCCGACATACTTGGCAAAGGGTGCGCGCTATGCTGTCGTGATGCAGACTCCGGGCAATCACTTTGTTGCCTTGGTGCATAATAACAAGTTTGCGCAAGGCTCGTTGTTCACGTCGACAGATGGTGCGTGGGCTGCCGGCGATCTAACAAGAGACATGGCATTCCGGCTCAACTTTGCCAAGTTCAGGACGAACCGATGCACAGTGCAGTTGATTCCGCTTGAGTTGCAAAACGGCATTGCCACTATCGACCTGAACTATGATTCAACGAAGCCGCCTGGAACCTCGATCACGTTCGAGGTGCAGCCCAGCGGCAGCAGCGAGTGGAAGCCGCTTGGCTACTATCAGACCAATCCACTCAACGCATTGCCACCTCTGCTTCAGTTCCGTGTCACCTTCGTCGGCACTACCGACGAGATGCCCGGTATCGGGGTGGCATCCAACAGTCGTTCGTTGACTGAACGCCCACGCAAAGACTTCCGGCATGTGTCCACGGCGAGAACGATGCCAGTGGGTCAGCCAGTCAACACGGTCTACGTAGACTTCAGGTTGGAGTCGTGGCGTGGCGCGCCATATCATACGTTCTTGCCGAGGCTGCTGACCGGTGCCAGCTATGTCTCGGTGCGAACACCGTCGTTGATTGAGAACGAAGTTGATCCAGACGACCCAACGACGCTGATCATGCGTTGCACTTGGAATCTGGCGGCGCTCGGCGGCGCGCCGCTTACTGCCTACAAGATCAGGTGCGAGGGCACCAGCGACAACGAGCTTGCCAACTATCATGTCGGCGAGCGGATCGACGTCGGCGTATTCATCTAACAAGGAGCCAACATGGCCACGGATAAATATCCTAATCGAAATGTCAACGTGCCGTACAGCGAAGCCGATCTTCAGGCTGCTCGTGCGCGCATGGCTCCAGCTCGAACTGAGCCATCATATTCTCCAACACCGTCAGACGGCAAAGGCTCGCGGCGGCAAGTCGCGCAAGGTGTCACGATCGACGATCGAGTAATCATACAAGGAGGCCCTTCATCTCCGTCAGAAGATTCACCTCCGGACTGGAAGGAAGGAAGGGCGACACCGCCTGCCAGCTATGATCCTCTCAAGGTCTATGAAATCAAACTCGGCAAAGGCATCGTGTTCGCAGGGCGCATGCTTTCTCCTGGCAAGTCCTATCAAATGACAGGTGAGGCTTGCACCGAAGTCAGCGCAGCGGTGATCGACGCTGTTGAGCTTGGTGAGATTCCAGTTGATCCAGATGCGCAGCCAAGCAGCAGAGCAATTGAATTCAAAGGTTAAATCACCATGGCACTGAAGCGACTCGATGAAGAGTTCGACCTCAAGCCGGGCACGCAGCTTCTGCCATATATGCAGAGGCTGTTGCCATCACTGGAGGGCCGATTCCAATCATTGGAGTCGGAGCAGGATATTGTCAAGCAGCTGACAGAAGAAATCCGCGCTGCAGCATTGATGCGGATGAACGAGATATTGATACCGGCAACTGAAGATATCATAGCCGTCACCAAGCTCGGCTTCCTGCTCGGTCCGGTCTCGACACCGTACAAGATGGTCATGGGCTACATGGCGATCTTTATCGATGAAGGTCCGCAGCGCAACAGCTTCACGCCGTCACCATACTTGATCGTTGAACACTCTGTGAATGATTATGCCATCGCACGATTGATTGGCTATCATCAAGACGATGGCTTGCTTGAAATGGAAGTCACTGCGATACACGGCAACGCTGGACCGCATGATAGTTGGATGGTCTCGTCAACACCGGGCATGGCAGACTCGACCAAGATTTATCACGATGAAATTGCTCCGATGCACACCGAGGTCGTAGCGGACCACGCTGAGGTTGTGACATTGCACGCCGAAATCATGCAGGCTGCAGAAGACTTGGCAGAATCCGGGCTTGATCTGACATCTTACGTTCGCAAGGACGGCACGAGACCGTTCACGGCAGTGCAGCCCGGAGTGCATCCGGCGGCTGGATCAAACGATGTTTCGTTGACAACCACTGGATGGACACGCTCGCGCATCATCGAGTATACTTCCAATGCCGTGCAACGCGGCGGCGACACGATGACAGGCGCACTTCGTCTCAGTGGTCCGCCGACAGACAATCTGCATGCTACGACCAAAGCTTATGTTGATGCGGTGCTTGGTGCAGGCGGTATCGTCAATGCCAACTTGACATTGTCGACAGTCAGTCCAACGCTTGGCCTGCGAACCACGGGTGCAGCGCAGACCCGCGCCATTGTCGGGTTCAATCCGGGCGGAGCTCAACGATGGGCTGTCGTTCCTGGAGATTCCTCCGCTGAAAGTAGCGGCAATGCAGGATCGAACTTTCAAGTGGTTCGCTACAGCGATGCCGGAGCCAGCCTCGATGCGCCACTGACGATCAACCGTGCGACTGGTGCAATGGCCGTCAAGGCGCTGAGCTACACCGGAGGTCTCTCTGGGACTGGCAATCACGATGCGCTGAGCGGCGACATGTGGACCTATCGTGCTGCCAATACCGCGACTGGTATCCTCTGGATGAACGCTGCGAAATCGGCCTATCATCTTTGGGACGGAGCTACTCACCTTTTCGTAGGAGGAGGTCTCTCGACCAACGGCGGCGCGCTGAGCTGCGGAACGCTGAACTGCAACACCCTCTCCACCAACGGATACGGAGCGACGACGTGGGGCCTAACCTCGCACGGTGCGATCACGGTGAACGGGGCGGCCAACATCAACGGCGGCATCAGGATGGTCGGTGCTGGTTCTTGTGATCTCGAACTCTACGACAACGACTGGGGTCCGATGTGGCTGCACCACAACAACGACCTGATCGGATTCCTGTCGAACGGTCGTGGCTGGGTGATGTACACGACCAACGCCGGTCACATCTGGACGCCGCAGTACGGGTGGATACACGACTACGTCACGCAGACCGCCAGCAATTATGCTTGGTCTGCAGCGAACACTCGTTATGAGCAAGTGGTCAGGTCCACGCGATTAGTCTACGCCGGAGAGGGTGTCGGCAACGGAAATGAAAATTTCACGCACGGAGTCATGAGCGCATCAGGTTATGTCGACAGCGGCTACGGCTACGGCTCGGTTATCAACAAGTATCGCTACATACAAGTTGAAATCGGTGGCGGCTGGTATACAACGACTTACGCATAGGACAACAATGGACATCAGGGATCACGGAGACTTCGTCCACTACGATCCGCCAGATCACCCGCTCAAGCGGCACAACGTAGTGTTCTGCAAGCGCATATCTGACGGCCGCGATTGGTACGAGTTGGCCAGGGAGTTGCGCAAGACTGACACCATCAAGATGACTGTGAAGAATGTGGATGGCGACATGGTTGTGGTAGCCACGGCTCACGACGCCTCGATGTTGTTCCCGATCGACTGCAAGTTGATCGAGGTCAGCGGCGTTACCGAAGCGCACGAGGAGTTTCGAAACAAGCGGTTCGACGGAAAGAGTTTTCAACCGTGGACGCAGAAGCATCCTCCCGCTGAAATGATTGATGTCCTGATTGAAGAACTTGGCCTGGATCGAGCCAAGTTGCTTCAGAAATTCAAGTCAAGGAACAGGAGACGAGATGGCTGACGCAGCATTCTTTGAGGGAAGGCAGACGATCCCGCTGCCGCCGGGGCACGAGGTCTATCCGCTTTCAGCTCTGAAAACAATATCATCGAAGATGGAGATCAATCCGGTCGGGTCGGTCGTTGTCACTTCGATCGTTCAGGATCAAAACTTGGGAGACTACGTTCGCGAACTGCGTATCTTCTCTGCACCCGTTACCGGCGCAGAGCCAGAGTTGATTCTGTCAGTACGCCTTCATGCACTGACAGTCAAGCAGTTGGAGATCATGACTCCAGCGGCACCTTTCTAGCAACAGGAGTGTAACCTCATGGCCGACCCTACCTTTGGCATAAGCATTCGACGTGTTGATGAAGGCGCGCGACCAGTCATGGCCGCAGACCTTTCTACCATCGGCATCGTGGGGCCAGCACCCCTCGCCGATCCTACCGTCTATCCGCTGGACACGCCAGTATTTCTGAACTCGAACGACTCGAGCAAGACGAAGAAGCTTGGCGAGATGGGTTATCTTTCCGATGCAGTTCGAGGGGTCAATGATCAACTCGGCGAAACTCAGTTCGCCGCGAGGATCGTGATCGTCAGAACCGCAGAGGGAACGGATCCAGATCCTGCGATCAAGCAGCAGCAGACCATCAGCAAGATCGCTGGTGATTCGCTGAACGGCACCGGCATGTGGGCGTTCTTGAAGTCATCTGCCAAGCTCGGCTTCACGCCTCGCATTCTGACTGCTCCAGGTTATACCTCGCAGATGGCCAACGGTGTCGGTGCCATTGAGCGGACAGCGCCTGGAACGAACTATATCACTGATCATCTCTATCCGGTCACGTTCAGCGCCGGTGGACCAAATGCAGTTCAGGCCGAAGGTCACGCTTTCGGAATGAGCAACGGTCAGCTCGGTCCTGTCGAACTAGAACTTCCAGGTGCGTGGTACACATCGGCGCCGACGATCACTGCTCCGCCTCCCGGCAACAAGGCTAACTCTGCCGCAGTAGCGACGGGCGGCATTGGCTATCAGGTCGGTGAGCAACTGATGCTGCCGAACGACGTGATCCTCACCATTGCTACTATCGAGGCTGTCGGTGGTGCAGTGCTGACGGCGACCGTTTCTAGTCCCGGCTTCATCGTCGGTACGGAAACCCCTCCGGCAATTGCGCAGGCTCCGCTGTCCTCGACTGGATCAGGGACCGGCGCAGCTTTCACGATAACGTGGGGGACCACTGGAACGACGGCGACCTACACTTGCAGTCTCGTTACTGGTGCGAATCCAGTTGTTGCCGGGGCCACGGCGATCTGCAATCAGTTGATGGGCCACATGATCGTAGAGTCGGCAGGCTCTTCGATGCAGAACGACATCGACTGGCGCGAGACCATGCAGAGCCATCGGCTGATC